GCTAATTGTGGACCTACAGTCCCCCTGCTAGCAGCGTCTGAGACGCACACAGAGGCAACACGCCACTAGTACTCCTATCCCGGCGATAGTAAGTACCTCCACCGAAGGAGTCGCCTGCCCGACTAGTCGGGCCCCGCGACAACTTCTCACTCTCATTTAACTCTTTCTTTACCCCGGTAAGGAAACGCGGCACTATTACTAGGGGGCACCACGACACGCAGTGTGCCGCACCTTCCGTTCATCTAACCCGTTTCTCGTCCGCCGGGACCCCGCAGGGACGGCTAAGGCCATAACTGCCAATCTGACAAGCAACGTCCGTAGACGCGCCGACCGTTTGTCGGGGAGAGGAAGCAAGAAGCTCGACTCCTACCACAGGTCATCTGGGACCACAAGACCAAACCCCTATCACTCGCCCGCGCAAAATGGCGCACGCCACATTGCCAAAGAGTGATAGGCTCTCAATTCTTCATCGGTATCTGCCTCCTCAGGAAGGAGAAAGAAACCGACCGCTTTTCGACGGCGTTCGCGCCGCACCATTTCTCTCTTGACAACAAAGGAGAGAAATGATCTAGGTGGCTGGGCCACATAGCGATAAGTCCGACGTATTTTCCCGCAGGACGGAGAAAATACGTCTCTCTTCAAACCTCCCAAGCGTCCGGTTGTCCAGAGGTATGAACGGAGGACCTCTGCCTCACGGACGGAAGGGTCACGGCCAGTGACCTTTCTCAGCGATTCCGGAATCTCATCCGAGGATGAGACTGGCAAACGCGTGGGTACACGCGTCCGGAGCATCTGTCGCTCTCGTAAGAAAGCGGCATAGGACATATGTCCTAGCTGACTTGGGAGAAACCCCCATCTCCTGCCGATCCTAACGCGCTGGAACGCGTCGACCCACTGCGGGCCACACTTCGACACGGCCTCGGCCATATGAAGCATGCCCGCATAATCGGCAAGAGCTCCTCCTCTCCGAAGATGGCGTACCTCACGCCATCCTCCTCTCTCACGGAGAAACGTTGTCGAGTTGACCTCGACAACATTTCGCGCCACTATTGTCTTGTCTGCGTTGAGCCGCATCCCCAAGGGATAGTCCTGCACGCAAACTCCCCTCGTCGCGGATATAACGGTATCATCTCCGTTCACGAGGAATGACGCGTCTGGGTCGTCTCTGATCGCCCATCGGGCAGCCAGATAAGACTGAAGACATAAGAGAGGAAAGGAGAGGTAGGCCCCCATCATCTGTCCGTGCCTGACCCTTTTCACCGTGCCATCGGCGGCTGTAAACTCCGGACTCAAAGACGCAACAGCAAGGCGTCTAAGAGAACGGGGAATACCCCACGCGGTGAAGAACATGGCGTCAAGGATCGTCTCTGCCACAGAGTGGTAGAGACCGTCAGTGGCTGAGACGAGATCAACACTGGTGTTGATCTCGCCCGTACAGACAGATGCAATCCGTTCCTCGGTCGGAGGACCACAAAGAAGCCAACTATGGCGGCGAAGCTGGGAGTAAACCAGCTTGTGCAAAGGGGCAAGGAGATCGATATTCTCATCATAGATGAGAAGAGGTCGACACTTGCCCGCGCTCGGGACTTCTTTGTAGCGGGCCGTCAGGACTGATGGCAAATCAGTCTCCTTCAGACACCCGCTGAGGAATTCCTCTCTCCTGCCTGCCCAGAGGTAGTCCGCACGGGACAACCGGGGCTTACGAGAAGACGGGTTGGGTAGGTGAGAATTGACGAAATTCTCATAATTCCTATCCCATCCCGCAGGAAAGAGGCGAGTAGTCTCCGCGCGAACAAATCGGAGATACTCATCGGATTGGGGGGGGGGTTGAGAGCAGGCGAGAGATTCCCAATTATCTCGCCTGGACGGAGTGTGAAAGCGGCAACCTGCAGGCAGGTTTCTTTTGATAGATGCGACCGATTGGGCTAGGGTCCATCTTGCACGCTTTTCCAGCCTTTGTAGCCTACAAAGGCCGTCATTTCCCTTTCCCGGGCGCTGAGCGCACGGGAAAGCTACAGGGGGACGCTCCTTCCCCTGTAGCAAAAGAAAAGAGAGCAGGCGGGTAAGGTCCTTAGGATCGCAGTCCGGTAGTTCGCTGTACGGCAAACCGTAACGAACCCGAACAAGCTGCAATCCATTGTGGATGACCTGCTTGGTGTCACGAGTGGCCCGAAGGCACTCGCAACACCGCTTAACCTTGGAACCGCGGGCGGAATTATCCAAGGGTTGCCCTTTAACGCAGGGCATACGGCTACGCGCTGGCGCACGACGTGGGGACTCGGACATAGCGAAAGCTGACGAGAATCACCACGGTATCCTTCAGC